ACTGTGAATAATCAAATGTCGTTGGTTGTCTGGAAGTAGAGTCAACGATTCCGGTAGTCGGTAGAGCATCGGAACCGCCAACTTCACCTGTCCGCAAACTTGAATTGGGTATATCAGCCACTTAATTAGTTACCCCAACCAGCACCACCTTCATTAACCATCTTATGAACTTCGGTAATGATTGTTCCTGTCAAAGATGCAGCAGGAGTTATTAAAATATCACCAGTGTAACCAATAGGTCGCATTGATTTTACTTCTGCATCATCATCATGGGCAGCTGCAGATGTGCTGTTTGCCGCTCTAGTTGCACCAGTTAAATTACCAGCACCAAACGCAGTAGACTTACCTGTATAGGTAATATTTTCTGAACCTATAACAATCATACCAGCTGATGCAAAACCCCGTGTATCATTTAGTGGGATTGAAGTAACTGAATTGTTTATGGCTGATGATAGGTTAGTTTTAAACTGACTATATTCTTGCATTTTAAAACCACCATTACCGTCAGCTCCACCGTATGAGCCATTATTACCGAATAGGTGACATATGTGTTGGTTGGTTGTTGCATCCCATAATAGTTCTACACCACCATTAGGATGATTAGCTGACCATTTAATTCTAGAAATACTTAATGCAGAATTGCCAGTAGTCCAATATCTCAATTGATTCGCTGGAACCAATACACTATTGGCTGTTGTATGTGCTGCTATTTTAGATACGATGACCGCTTGCCAGTCTGTATCTTTTGCTATTGTGTTTACTATTGCCATTTGTTTTCTCCTCGAGGCGGAAGCGGGACCCCATCATTGTTACAATTACTTCTCTTTAATGTACTATTTATAATAGTTTATAAGCAAAAAAAAGACCTCCCCGAAGGAAGGTCTTTGAAATAACACTTTTATTATTATAATAAGTGTGTCGTTTTTATTACATCAGGTTGGTAATCTCAACTCGGCGATAGTACACGTTGTTATTCACCGCACCGGCACCGTCTGTAGCGGCGGAAGTCTGTGCGAATGGATTAACTTGCAAGCCATATCGTGTCTTGAAACCAATCTTCGGCTGGAAGGAATTCTCACCTACCGCACGAACCATCTGCAACGGAACGTATGGGCAGTAGAAAATACCAGCATCATAAGGCGATGTACCTTTGTATCCAACCAAGTAGTACTGCGATGCGTTGGCACCAGCAGGTGTACCGGCAGTCGGATAAGGAACGCCCATATTCATGTAAGGATCGACATAGACTTTAAAGCGACCATTCAAAACACCAGCGAATGTGTTGCCTGTAGAATCTACATTGAGGTTGTCGGACAGGTTAGAACCATAATCCAACAGACCAGCCATTGTCAGAGCGGACGCAACGTCAGCGGAGCAAAGGATAATGTTACCTTTACCACGGCGAGTATCACGAGCGATCATGTTCGCATCACGTTCGATAGCAAACATAAGACCTTTGAACTTCTCAACAGACCAGCGACCATTGGAGTCAGTATTAAGATCAAAAATACCAGGCGTGGTGGTGTTTGTAGCAGCACCCATCACGGCATTCTTGTAAATAGTACGGACCACTTCACGGTTGATTTCAGCAAGAATTTCAGAACTTAGGATATTCGCAAGTTCTGTTTCTGCGTCTAGACCATGAATGGCTTTCAAGTCCTGAGCAAGTTCCATCGTGTATTCAGCTTTCAGCGCACGGGACTTTGCAGTCACGGTTGCTTTCTCAATACTAAATGCCATCTCAGCGAATGAGTTAGCAGCACTGTCGCCTAGGGCTTCAGCAGCAGCTGTTGTCATCGCAGTACCTGTCTGGAAGTTAGCAGCACTCAAATTCTTGAGTACGTTAGAGCCAACATTAGTACCTGTACCAGCAAATTTGGTCTGAGCTTCATTGAACAGAGCTTCTGTACCTGTTTGGTTAGTATATCGAGCCTTCATCGCAAAGATAAGTCCAGTAGGACCGGTCATTGGCTGAACGCCGCAGATATCATAAGCAATTAGTGAAGGCATCGCACGGCGAACCAGCGAAATCAGGATCGGATCCCAATTAGCAATGCTTGCGCCTGTAGCGTTGGTTGGAGCTGCTTCTGAAAGAAATGCTGCATCTTCTCGCATTGCCCGCTCTTGGTTTTCCAGGATTACTGTGGTGACTGCCCGACGATAGCTATCTTTAATCTCGGGGAGGTCTGGATGAGCCAATACTGGCTGCCACTTTTCCTGTAGGTGTTCCGTTTGAAACATTTTTATTTTCTCCCTATTTTTGTTGTGTAAACTTATTTAGCCTTGCTGTTCGCGGATATGATTCCGAGAAATAGCAGACATATAAGCAGCCATCGTTTGGGGAACGTCACCTTCTTCTAGACTAGGTGTGCCACCCTCATTTACAGGTGCTGCTGTGTCATCTTGGTTACTTGTTTGAGCTTTTGGAAAATATGACTCTTTGATCGTTTCGACTTTCTCACGAAAATCAGCCTCGTTCTCATAGTTAATATTTTCAGCAAGACCTGCAAACTTCTCTACCTCGGTATCTGCAAGATCCGAAGCCACATCTAAAAGAATTTCATGTCTTTTCAGTTCATCATTATCTTTAGATAGTCCAATATTTGTCTCTAATGCTTCGTTCAACTTACTCTCAAGCTCGTCAACCTTTTCGGCCGCGGCATCAAGCATATCAAACTGCTCATCAGGAACAGAAATATTATGATCTTCAAATAAAGTTTTAAGACCTGTGATGAATCCTTCTGCAATTTCCGCTTTCATTCTATGAGCAACGGGAACTTCATTTTTCCTCATCCATTCTTCTACAACATAGTTGAGATAGTCATCGACTTTCTCCGCCATATCATTCTTCGCTTCTTCAATTTCAGAATTGAACTTCGCTGTGTATGTCTCGTCAAGATGTTCTAACTCTGAACGAAGCTTCGCACGGACTGCTGCTTCGAAAATCGTAGCAGCCTTCTTCTTAAACTCCTCTGAAAGTTCACCACCTTCAGTCAGGGCATTAACATCATCAGAGAGATCCATAGCAGAAACTCGCTCTTCTATTGTTTCTTCTTCTACTTCTGATGTCTCGGCAATAGCTTCAAGATTCTCATCTTCTTCAACTTCTTCACGAGCGCCAGCCTTCATAGGACCACTACCATCACCTACTGCTTTAGCAGATGCGGCTGAAGGCTTACCCTTGCGAGGTAGAGCTTTTGATTGAGAAGCTTTCTTTGAAGCCTCTTTACCGGGATCAGAAGGAGCATCAGGAGAAACAACAGCAGGACCCATGTCTTGTACCTCACCAGCCAGCTTTTCAGCCGGCATGGCGGCACCAGCACCTTTCTTTGGGGCATCTGCGGCCACTTCGTCTAGTTGCGTATCATCTGCAAATGATTCTGCAGCAATAGCTTCTAGTTCTGCGTTGATATCTGTCATCGTTGGATAACTCCCTTGTTATTTATAAAGTATATAAGTTATTTATAATATTTAAATTTTAGACATAAAATCTTCAAATATCTGAGCATTCTTTACTTCTCTTGCCTGCGCAAATTCATATTTTCTATCTAATTGTTTCTTATATTCTTCAATATCCATCTCTTTAATTATGCCGTTATCCCATATCCACTCTTTACCTTCCATAATACCCTCTACGAAAGCATTGGGTGCAGAAGGATCTGCAACAATATCGGCCGCAGTCGCCAAATAAAAATCATCTTTGACTACCTGCATTCTACCTCTAGGTTCAAGTGAACCCATACCTCGGGACGAAACCCCTAACTTGGCACCTTCGTCTATGAGATTCTTTACAATTTTACCGTAAGGTGTATCCATTACCTTTGCCTCACCGATGAAATTCTGACCATCTTGTTTGAGACTAGTAATCATATGTGATACTCGTTCTAAATTTACGGTAGGGCCATCTGGATGTCCCAGTTCGCCAAATGCACGTTTCTGATTGACGTATTCTTTGTTATATCTTTTTACTTCCTTAGCAAGAACTTGCTCAGGATACATACGTCCATTCCGATTCTTTATCTCGGACTGCATGAATACACCTTTGATGCGATAGTTTTTCTTACCACCTTCTTCAGCTTCAACTATGTAATCAATATGGTCAACGTGTTCTGATATTAGTTTCATTTATTCTTCCTCTGAAGGAACTTCTGCCGGGTCTCCTGTGATTCCGGTATCAATGCCCGATGTAGGCTCAGGTAGTGGGTATTCAAACGCAGTTCTTGCAAATTCGTGTTTGGAGTTTACCCACGCATCTTCTCTTTTTTGCTGAAGAGCTGAATCAAAAGCCGCATTAGCAGCGTTTAAATCACCAGATGTGATAGCATCAACCATGCCTCTAATTTCTTTAGTCATAATATTAATTCCTCATTTCTTATATTTATAAGTTTCTATTTTCCGACTCATCATCTTCATCATCAGCATCGTCATGACGATG